TCTATTGATTGTGACATTTGTTCTTCAAACATAATTTTTCTCCTGAGTTTATTACTTTACTTTGTTTTAGACAACAAATCAAGAGGTGGCATGATAACTTTTACGTCCTGGGCCATCTCTTCATTTTTGTATCCTTTAGCTTCCCAGTCCTTTTTTTCCTTGAAAAGCTCTCCTGTTTCCTTGTGTCTGTAAGTCGTTTCTACTTTTGCGTCATATACTTTCATTATGTTGTTACCTCTTTTTTGATATTTAGATAGCTAATAGCTACATCAAACGAGTCTGTTGTGCTTGATTGTACTGTAAAGGCTTTTCCACCTTCAACTATTAGCGGTTGTGTTAATAATTCTGTTGTTGTGTTTGCTGTTAATAGTGCAGATTTAATAGCTGTAATACTATTGTTTGTAACAGTCACACTTGGTGTACCGGCTGATGTAACTAAAATAGATTTAATAACTATAGTTTCATTAACTGCAGGAACACCAGATCCTAAAGGTGTCAGTGCACTACCTGTTGTACTGTTATCTATTCCTACAAATTTATATTGATTGACTACTGCCATTAATCTAAAAAGAAACTTCTAGCTTCTATCTCCTGTTTTAATTCTTCTTGAAATGTAGTGTTAAGTTTCTCTAACACAGCATCTAAATCTCTAACCAAAGATTGTGCAGTGTCCGCTTGGTATTCTTCACTTGCTCTAGTTAAGGATTGTACAATTTTTGCCATTATCGTCTTCCTCCAGATTGTATATCTAATCTAAAAGTCCCTAACTTCCAACTACTATCTACTGCAGTGTTAGAAATAGTTAAAGCAATTGCTCTAGCTCTAGCTCGTGTATCTACTTTATTTGTAGAAGTTGTCACTGTAAACGGACCTAATGATGAGCTTGCTGCAGCGTCATTAGGATAGTCTCTTAAATCTAGTTGTACAATAGCATTTCCTGTTTGTGAAACAAAGTCAGGAATAATTCTACTCACCCTCATAATACTTTCTCCATCTCCTCTAAGGTCAGCCATATTACTCGCTGCTCCTCTAACTACTTTTTGTGTAATATCATAATCCCCTGAAGTAATACTGGCAGGTATTGCAACTGCTGCTATGCCTGCTTCCTGTTGGTTAACTCCTGTTTCATGTTCAAAATAAATTGAAACTCCATCCGTATTACCTACGACATCAAAAGACGCATCGTCTCCTGCATCATATTTACTTGCATGAGGTAAACCAAATACAGCTGAGTCTGCCCAAGTACTTCTTTGATATAATGAACTTGCATTAGTAAACCAGATAGGTCTTTTTGCTGTTGAGTCTAGATAACTGTATGTAACAGATCTATTATTTGTATTTGATGTAGACGTTGGGTAGAACCAAGTGATCTCACCAAACAAGTTATTAATACCACAATATACTAATTCATTAGAAGTTGTATTAAGATCATCATAAACATAATCTTCAACCAAACAATCCATCGATTCTAATCGACCGGTGTATCTAAAGAAACCATTATCAGACATCCAGTAAGCCGCACCATCAACTTCAACGGCTGCATTCTTACCTAGTAATCCACAGTTAGTTCCAACTTGTTCGTAAGCAAATGTAAACGGAGTTCCAACAAATCTCATTGTAAATAAAGAAGTGTCACTCCAAATATAGATTGCATTTCTACCTAATTTAGTGCCCACGATCCGTGATCCGGCGGCCAGTCTCTGTGTACCAGCACTATTGGTCGCGGTTGGAGCATAGTCATTAATATTTTCTTGAGAAGAGAATCTTATGAACATATCATCTTGAGTCGTCGTGTCTCCAATCGTTGTCTCTGTTCCAAAAAATACTAAGTGACGATCGGGAGTTGATACTAACATATCCCGTGATGCTGTTGGTGCACCTGAAATAATTGTAGCTCTAGTACTTGTTGCATTAGTAGCATTTGCATCCCACTCGAAGCAAGCACCATTAACAATTAAAGCAATAAGAGTTTGGCCTAGATTGTCCAAGGACCATTGACCAGGATCAATAACTGCATCCGTAGTAGCTGCCGGTGATCCCCATCCTGTCCAACTAGATGTATCAGTAACTGTTGCACCTGTACTGTGTGCTGCTCTCGTTGATCCTCTAACAGCTCTAGTAATTCCTGTTATAGTACTACCACTAACTCCAGTGTAAGATATTTCTTCAGAACCTACTTGAATATAATTTGTACCTGTAGTGGGAAAACTTGCGGTACTTGTTAATGTAATGGTTGTTCCACTTCCACCTGTTCCAAAAGCATTATCACTTAAACTACCATTTAAAGTAGTGGTTAATGCTCCTAAACTATTTCCACCCCATAAAGATATACCCCAACCATAAGATCCAACTTGTGCAGCGTCTCCTACGGGATAATACCATTGAACTTTAAAAGTTCCTGTGGTACTCGCTGTAGAAGCACTTGGCATTGTGATTGTGACTTGAGTTGTACTATCAACTGAAGTAATCATAAATTTCTTATCATCAAAATCTGTTGATGAAAATCCTGTACCCGTTCCACCCGTAAAATCAGTCATCAATAAAATATCACCTTGTGACATTCCATCTGTCGTGTAAGCTCCTCCTGGAAAAGTAATAGTTACTGCAGCACTACTGTTGGTAAAATTACAAGTGAAAGCTCCTGATAAATCTCCAAAGTCTGTTTTAATGGGATGTATATCGTAATACACATTCCCGGAATAAACATATAAAATTCTATTAGTCCCTATAGCTGCAAATTTAATTGATTCTTTATTAACAAAATGATGTAAGCCCCTAGTAACACCCGTTAGTTTTGATTCTCCTAATTGATTCCAGCCACCTATCTTCTCCGGTGTACCATATCTAAAACGTACGTTCTCGCCGCCAGTCCATTGAGACTCGGCCCCGGTTTCTGTGACTTGTTTATTGAATCCTGGTAAAAATCCTAATTTTTGTAGCATAAATTAATTCCTAGTTTAAAATATACTAGATTACTAGTTATATCAACATTTGTTATAGGTAGAAAATTAAACTACGATGCTGTGTGCGCTTTACCAGCAACAATAGCTGCATCAGATGCAGTCATATCTTCATCAGTCCAGTAATCTTTAGCAACCATTAACTCTAAGTGTTCAACATTTCTGTCCACACAATCTTGTCTTTCAGCTGCTTCTTTGTCACTCATTTGAGATCCATCAATAATACCATTGATTAGATCTACAGAATGACCCATAGCTGTGTAATCTTGTAAAATTTCTTCTGCTGTTTTATCCATAATATTTTATCCTTATTTTGTTGCGCATGCAACGGGTTTAGTTATATCAAGTTTCTTGAAATTATCAATAATTATTTGAGGTTCTACCATATTATTTCTAGGATCGCTATCATTATATTTAGCTTCATCCCACTCATCTTTCATATGAAAATGTAGGTTTTTATTGTGAGAATAACCAAATTGTGTCCATCTTGTTGAACCCCAAATCACTACACCTTGTTTATTTGCTGATGGTGAAAAGTGTTGTAAGCAACTATCTATAGCAACGAACCCTTCCGCATCTTTCAACATTTCATGTAATTGTGTCCAATGTAGATCACATCTAATAGTATCATTATAGTGTGGCTCATTAGGTAAAACACAGTTAATAATTGTAGTGTCTTTATATTCTTCTCTCAACATATTAACTACTTGTTGAGCAAGGTAAGGTTGATAGTTTCTATTTGGATTAATATTTGTGTATTGATTATTAGCATTAAAACCAGCTTGTGGTTGACCACCAGAGAATTGAATCATTATGTATTTACCAATCTCATTCTTGGTTAGCCATTCTTTAACACTATCTTTATGATGTGTCGTATATAATTTAGGCAACATAGACTTATCATATTCAACACCATGATGTTCACAGTAGCTTTCAATGATATGTTGTTTACCAAATTGAAAATTAGATTTATAAGGCTCACAGTAAAAGATATTATCTGATGCCATTATCCTAGCGTCTTGCAAAGGTAATGTTTGCTCTAATACTAATTTAACATCTGGATTACTTGCAAAGCAACCAATGTAAGGTGTGTATATTTGAACTTCTGATTTCTTTTTTAGTTTTGGTATTAATGCAGTAAATGCAGTACACTTACCAACTCCACCTTCGACAACGTATGTATTTAACATTATTTGTTTTTTAGTAATTCTATTTCTGCTTTAAGTTCTTTGATTGCGTTAACTAATACTGGTACTAATCTTTCATATTTTAAACCATATCTAGTCTCATCTTCGGTTTGATTAACGACCAGCATATCATCTCTATCATTAGCAAAACCAATTTCTTTTTCTAAAGCCAAAACGTCTTGTGCTAAGAAACCAATATGTTTTTTATTTCTTTTTTTAGAACCATCTGGTGTTACGTCTAATATGCTTTGGTTGTCATCAGTTACATACCAACTTCTTTTATCCCATCTATATGTTTTAGGATTCAGTTTTGTTACAAAATCTAAGCCATGAGTAAAATCTTCAATATCTGTCTTATCTCTTAAATCTGATGAAGAAATAGATGTATCTGCACAAAATAAATTTGAAATACTATCATTTCCAAGAACTACATTATTGCTTCCTGTTGTAATCGCTCCTGATGGAGAAGCAGCTCTACCTGCTTCTTTACCAAGAAAAAGATTATTTGAACCTGTGGTTAATTCATAACCAACACCACCACCCACTGCTGTGTTATTACTACCTGTAGTATGAGATCCTAAAGCAGAAACTCCCACTGCTATATTAGTTGAACCTGTTGTGTTTGCTGCTAAAGCACCGTCTCCCATTACTGTATTATCTGCACCTGTGGTATTTAAACCTAAAGCACCATGACCAAAAGCATTATTAGCATTAGCAGTAGTATTTGCATCTAAAGCGTTTCTACCAAAAGCATTATTTTGTGAACCTGTTGTGTTAGAAAGTAAAGCACCACAACCTACTGCTGTGTTATGACTAGCTGTTGTGTTTTTTGATAAAGCATTATTTCCTACTGCTACGTTATAAATTCCTGTTGTATTACTACACATTGACCTAAAACCAATAGACGTATTACAACAACCTGTTGTATTTACACATAACGATTGATTTCCAAAAGATGAGTTTGAACCAGCTGTGTTATTATTTGCTTGTGAACCCCAACCTACTGCAGTATTTTCTCCACCTGTTGTGTTGGAAATTAAAGCACCATATCCCATTGCTACATTGTGAGCACCTGTTGTGTTACATCTTAATGAACATGTACCTATTGCAGTATTGTTTGGACCTGTTGTGTTAGCACATAAAGAATTTAGACCAACTGCTACATTGTTAGCACCTGTTGTGTTAGTAGCTAAAGAAGCTTGACCTACAGCAGTGTTACTAGAAGCTGTTGTATTAGCTGTTAATGCTTGCCAACCTATTGCTGTATTACATCCACCTGTTGTATTAGCAGTTAAACTAAACATACCTGTTGCTGTATTTCCAGTAGCTGTAGTGTTTAAAACTAAAGCACCTCTACCAACTGCTGTATTAGCATCTCCTGTAGTGTTTGAACCTAAAGCATTTCTACCTACTGCAACATTATTTGCACCTGTTGTGTTATCTCCCATAGACCCATGACCTATAGAAGTATTACATCCAGCTGTAGTATTAGCATCTAGTGCGTATGCTCCAATTGCTACGTTTTCAGTTCCTGTTGTGTTAGCTTCTAATGCTTGTCTTCCTACTGCAACATTACAACCACCTGTAGTATTTAGTTCCAATGCCTCATGTCCAACAGCAGTGTTATTATTACCATTGTTTGTGTATAATGAATTTTTACCAAGAGCTGTATTTCCAAAACCTGTGGTGTTTGTAACCATAGAAGCAGTACCAACAGCTGTATTAACTTCTCCTGTTGTATTTGCACCTAAAGCACCACAACCAATTGCTAAATTGTTACTTGCTGTTGTGTTAGCTGTTAAAGCACCACAACCAAAAGCAGCGTTATTTGAACCTGTTGTGTTAGCACATAAAACTGAAATACCAATTGCAGTATTACATGTTCCTGTTGTGTTAGCTTTTAAAGCACTTACACCAACTGCTGTGTTATTATTTGCTGTTGTATTAGCACATAAAGCATCTCTACCATATGCTGAGTTGTAACAACCTGTCGTATTACAAGCTAAAGAATTTCCACCCATAGCAGTGTTACAAAGTCCTGTTGTAGTTTTAGTCGCAGAACTTCTACCAACTGCTGTATTATCAGTTCCAGTTGTATTTGTTTCTAAAGCATTTGCACCTATAGCTGTATTTGAAGTTCCTGTTGTGTTAGATTCCATTGCACAAAAACCCATAGCAAGATTAACGCTACCTGTAGTATTAGTACACATAGCATGATAACCTATTGCAATATTACTATTTCCTTCTGTATTAGACCTTAATGCTCTAAAGCCTAAAGCTACATTATTAGCACCTATGGTGTTAGTACATAAAGTATCTCTACCAACTGCTGTGTTTTGACCAGCCGTTGTATTTGATAATAAAGCACATCTACCTACTGCTACATTGCTACCACCTGTTGTGTTTGCACACAGTGCATCGGCGCCAATCGCTGTATTTTCTGCACCTGTTGTGTTAGTTTTTAAAGCCGATACACCAACTG